ATCTAATTATATATACGAATTAGCAAAAAAAGAAGGTTATTTAGTAGAAGAAAGAAATAGAAATCTTTATAGAAAGGATTACAATGATCAAATGTGGGATATGAAACTAAGTTCTGGTTATAAAATAAAAACTATGTTACCCGCATATCATCATAGATTTGAAGAATTAGGTTTAAATAATAAACATATACCAGAATCTTATTTTACAGCATCTAAACAACAAAGATTTGAATTATTAGCAGGAATATTAGATACGGATGGTTATCTTAATAATAAAAAACATAGATTTGAACTAAGTATAAAAAGTAAAAAACTTGCATATGATATTCAAAAATTATGCATACATCTTGGATTAGATGCACATATACATATTGTAAACTCTACTGGAAAAACTTCTACAGTATATAAATATAAAACATCATGTTATAGGTTAAATATAACTGGAGATATTACTCATATACCTACTAAAATATTAAGAAAAAAAGCCACTAAATCGGGAATAAAATCAAAAAATAGATTTAGTAGTTTAAAAGTTACTAAGTATAAAGTAGATAATTATTACGGTTTTGAATGTGAGGATAATTTATTTATCTTAAAAGACGGAACTATTACTCATAATTGCAGATATTTCTTCTATGAAGAAGGTGGTATAGCCCCAACAGCAGATACAACAATTGAGTACTTATTACCTGCTATGAAATCTGGTTTATTAACTACAGGATTATTTATTATAGCAGGATCAGTAGGTGATCTGGAGCAATGTGAGCCATTAAAAAAGATGATATTATATCCTTCAGGAAATGATATCTATGCAGTAACAACAAATCTTATAGATGAGAAAGGAACTACAGATCTAGCTGGATTATTTATTCCGGAGCAATGGTCTATGCCTCCTTACATAGATGAGTTTGGTAACTCCCTAGTTGAAGAAGCTAATAAAGCAATAGATGAACTAAGATTGATTTGGAAGAGAGATCTATCTCCAGAAAAATACCAACTTAGGATTTCTCAACATCCCCGGAATATCCAAGAGGCATTTGCTTATAGAAAAATATCTATATTTCCTCAAGTACATGTACAAAACCAAATTAGACGAATAGAAGAGAAGTTATATCCATATGAGTTTCTGGACATTCATAGAAATGAAGAGGGAAAAGTAGCAGTAAAAGATACCGGTAAACTACCTATTAGTGAATTTCCTATAAGTCCAAAAAGAGAAGATAAAGAAGGAGTTCTTGTATGTTATGAGAGACCTATTAAAGATGCAGAATTTGGACTATACTATGCCTCAATAGATCCAGTCTCTGAAGGAAAAACTACTACTTCAGAATCATTATGTACCATCTATATTTATAAGAATGCAGTTCAAGTTACCAAAGCAGATAGAGCTGGTAAAATGGAGACCTTTATAGAGAGAGATGGAATAGTAGCTTCCTGGTGTGGTAGATTTAATGATATATCAAAAACTCATGAAAGACTAGAATTAATTATAGAGTGGTATAATGCATGGACTATAGTTGAGAATAATGTGAGTCTATTCATTCAACACATGATAGCTCAGAGAAAACAGAAATATTTAGTACCAAAAGATCAGATACTCTTTCTAAAAGATCTAGGAGCTAATCAGAATGTATACCAGGAATATGGTTGGAAGAATACAGGAACTCTCTTTAAAACTAATCTATTATCTTATGCTATTGAATATTTAACTGAGTCATTAGATACTGAAACTAAGCCCGATGGAACTATAGTAAAAACCACTTATGGAGTAGAGAGAATCCCGGATCCAATGTTATTAGTAGAGATGGCAGCTTATCAACCAGGACTAAACGTGGATAGATTAATTGCCTTCTCAGCTCTAGTAGCATTCGTGGCTATTCAAAAAGCTAATAGAGGAATAAGAAGAAGAGTAGATGAAGACTCTACTAAAAATTTGGATAAGTCCAAAAATTTGTATAAATTAAATAAGGGACTGTTTCATAATATGGGCTCTACTAACAAAAATTCAGATTCAAGACCGTCAAGAAACCCATTTAAAAATCTTAGATAATTAAAATGGCTTATCTTTATAGACATATTAGATTGGATAAAAATGAGCCTTTTTATATAGGAATAGGTTCTCAATCTGATAAGTACTATAGATCTAAAAGAATTACTAAAAGAAATAAAATCTGGAATGATATCTATATAAAAACAGAAATTAGAGTAGATATAGTATTAGATAATATATCCTGGGAAGAAGCCTGTAAAAAAGAAATAGAATTTATTAAATTATATGGAAGGATAGATAATAAAACTGGAGTATTATCTAATCTTACAGATGGTGGTGAAGGGTATCTAAATCCATCAGAAGAAGTAAGAAACAAAATATCTATATCTAAATCAGGAAATAATAATCCATGGTATGGAAAGAAATTTTCTAAAGAACATTGTAATAAAATAGCACTAGGAAATACAGGAAGAAAAGTATCTAAAGAAACTAGAAAAAAGATTTCAGAATCTCAAAAAGGAATTCCAAGAAATTCTGAAGAAATGAAAAAACATTTATCAAAAATAAATTCTGGTAGTAATCATCTACACTTTGGAAAACAAAAAAGTCAGTTAACTAGAAATAAAATATCAGAAGCATTAACAGGAAAGAAATTATCACAAGAACATATTAATAAACTTAAAAATAAATCCAGAAAACATTCTAAGGTTATAAATATAGTTACAACAAAAATTTATAAGTCTATAAAAGAAGCTTCTAAAGATTATTATTTAGGATATGATACATTATTATTTAAACTAAAAGGAAAACGTATTAATAATACAAATTTTAAATTATTATAAAATGGAGGTTCTAAACGCATTACAATTAAAAAGTGGTAAAAAGGCTGATTCTCAAAGACTTGGAACTTTAATTATGCCAGTTCAGTTTCTTCCAAGAGATGAAAAGGATGACCAATGGTGGGCCAGTAATATGGATTGGTTGGAATGGCAAGGTCTCAAGCAAGTTAGAAGAAATGCCAGGAGATTAATGAAGAATTATAAGCTTGCTAAAGGTATAATTGATAAAACAGATTATATAGTTGAGGAAGACCAGGAATATGCTGAGTTGATTGATACTCTTACAAAGGAAGATTCTTCAGCTCTAGAGCTTAAGTTCTATCCTATTATTCCTAATGTTATCAACACAATGGTATCTGAGTTTGCTAAAAGGCACACTGGAGTATCCTTCAGAACAGTTGATGATTACTCATATAATGAGATGTTAGAAATGAAGAGACAACAAGTAGAAGATGTTCTCTTATCTGATGCTCAACAAAAGGTATTAATAAAACTTCAGGAGGCCGGCCTAGATCCAGCATCTGAAGAATATCAACAACAAATAGATCCTCAAAATCTAAAATCTCTTCCAGAAATACAAAGATTCTTCTCCAAGACATATAGAAATATTCCTGAAGAGTGGGCAGAACACCAACATAATGTTGATGTTGAAAGATTTCATATGGAAGAACTTGAAGAAAGGGCATTCCGGGATATGCTTATTACAGATAGAGAATTCTGGCATTTCAGAATGATGGAAGATGACTATGAGATAGAACTATGGAATCCGGTACTTACTTTTTATCATAAGTCTCCTGATGTAAGATATGTATCAGAAGGAAATTGGGTAGGAAAAACAGAGATGATGACTGTTCCTGATGTTATAGATAAGTATGGTTGGATCATGACTGAAGAACAAACCAAGTCATTAGAAGCTATTTATCCAGTCAGATCTGCAGGATATGCTATCCAGGGATATCAGAATGATGGAAGTTACTATGATGCTACTAAATCTCATGAATGGAATGTTAATATGCCATCATTAGGTTATAGACAATATGCATCTATGTGGGATAACTTTGAGGCTGGTGGAGATGTTGTTAACTGGATCATGAGTGAGCAGGAAGATTATTATGAATTAGGACAAGCTTATTACCTAAGAGTAACTACAGCATATTGGAAGACTCAAAGAAAAGTAGGACATCTTACATCTATAGATGAGAATGGAATATCTACTCAGAATATAGTAGATGAGGGACACAAGATAGTAGATAAACCAATTTATGATACAACATTATTTAAAAACAAGAAAAGAGAAAACCTCCTCTTTGGAGAACATATAGATTGGATATGGATTAATGAGTCATGTGGTGCAGTAAAGATTGGACCTAATAGACCAAGCTACTGGGGAATGCCAGGTAATGGTGGAGTAACTCCAATATATCTAGGAATAAATCAGAATAAAATGGGAAGACTTCCTTTTCAGTATAAAGGAGATACCACAGTATATGGTTGTAAACTTCCTGTAGAAGGTTCAGTATTCTCAGATAGAAATACCCGATCTACTGCTATGGTAGATTTAATGAAACCATTTCAGATAGCATACAACATTGTCAATAATCAAATTGCTGATATCCTTATTGATGAATTAGGAACAGTAATTGCTCTTGATCAGAATGCATTACCAAGACACTCATTAGGAGAAGACTGGGGTAAAAACAATTATGCCAAGGCTTATGTAGCAATGAAGAACTTTCAGATTCTTCCTCTTGATACAACTATATCAAATACAGAAAATGCTATAAGTAATACTCACTTTCAAAAACTAGATCTTGAGCAGACTAATAGATTACTTTCAAGAATAAATCTTGCCAGATATTTCAAAGAGCAAGCTTTTGAAACTATTGGTATTACTCCACAGAGATTAGGAGGAGAAGTAGAACATGCTACAGCTACAGGAGTAAGAGTAGCTTTATCTAACTCATATGCACAGACTGAAACTTATTTTATTCAGCACTGTGATTACTTGATGCCTAGAGTACACCAAATGAGAACTGATCTGGCTCAATATTATCAAACTAAAAAACCATCTCTAAGATTACAATACATCACTACTGCAGAAGACAAGGTTAATTTCAGAATTAATGGAACTGATTTATTACTCAGAGATCTAAATATTTTCTGTACTACAAAAGCAAATACCCGGGCTGTACTGGAACAGCTAAAAGAACTGGCTCTAAACAATAATACTTCTACAGCATCTATTTATGATCTTAGTCATATTATTAAAACTGAATCAATAGCTGAGATAGAAAATGTATTGAAAGTCTCTGAAGAAAAAGTACAGGCTAGCAAACTACAAGAACAACAAGCTGCTGCTGAACTACAAGATCAAGCTATTAAAGCTAAGATAGAAGAAGCAAGACTCAAGCAAGAATTTGAAGCATCTGAGAATGAAAAAGACAGACAAGCTGGAATACTTGAAGCTGAAATAAAAGCTGCAGGATATGGAGCTATGCAAGATATAAACAAGAATGCAGTTAGTGACTACCAGGACGTTTTAGCTGATATACAAAAATCTGATCAATTCCAACAAACAATGAATATTAATCAACTAAAAGTAACAAATCAGCAACAAGCACATTTAGATAAATTACAGATAGAAAGAGAGAAGATTCTTGCCTCTAAAGAAGTAGCAGATAAACAACTTCAAATAGCTATTAGAAACAAAAATAGGTTTGATAAACCTACTCCACCGGCTAAGAAAAAGAAGT